ATGAGTTTTTATAAGAAGAATATTAATGTAAAAAATTATTTTATTCGAAGAGAATTTATAATTTTTCAAACTGATAAAGCTTCATTTATAAATTTGCCTAATCATAATCGCCATATTGGTTTCTGATTAAGCAATAAGTTTATTTACTTTAGTGAAAAACATTCTGATCAAGTAGCTATTGGTTTGATTTATGATAATTCTTATCCTATTGTGAAATATGATGAAAATTTAAAACGTCATGTGTGAAAGTATTTGACTGGAACAGAAATAATCAATTTGTATAATCAATATAAACAAAATTATTTTACACAAATGAAAAAAGCAATATTTCCCGGTGAACCTCAAAAAGTAAAAACAACTAACAATAATTTAACAAATTGAAGTGATGAAAAAGTAGATAAATTATTGAATGACTTGAAGGACTTAAATTAATGAGTTTATATGAAATTTGAGTTCAATTTATAACTTACATTATTGGTTCAAATGCCCCCGAATTTTTATATGTTATATCTTTTGTATTATTTATTGTTTTATTTTTTGGTATCTTTTTTAAAATCATTCAAAAAATGTGAAGCTTTTAAATTATGACAAAAGATTGAGAAAAATTAAAAGAGTTTTTTATTCATGTATTTTTATTTATAGATAAAACAAATGTTAAAACTATTACAACTTGCAATTTGACTCAAAATGAATATTTAACTTTAATGGTTGGTGTTTGAATTGTGATTTTATTTTTAACATGGTTTTTATTGTGAATGGTTTTTAAAATAGTTAGTTGTTTTAAATAATTACATTTTGTAATTACATTTTGTAATTATTATGGTTTTCTCTCCCCACAAATTTTTATATAAATATTGATATTATTCTTTTAATTATTATTCCTGTTCTTATTAAAACTGAAATAATGATAAATCAAATAAATGATAGGTTATTAATTTCTATTGCATTGAATAATCATATTATTTTATCTAATATGAATAATTCTTTTCCAAAAGGATTAAAACCCAAAAATAATAATATATAGGGCATTATTGGTGTGAATGCCCGTAGTATTGATAAAAAATACTAAGTATTTTTATCACTCTCCTTTCTGATTTGTGGGGAGAGAAAACCATAATAAATACTGTGTGATTTTTTATAAATAACTATTAGACTTCTTGCGATACCCTTTTTTATTAAAATATTATTATAAAATATAATTTATGAGGACATAAAAATATGAACAATAATAAATTTAATACTCTTAATGATAGAGAATGGTTAAGATTAACAGGAATAAAAAAATCCACTTTTAATAAAATGTTAGATATTTTAAAAGTTGCTGAAATAGAAAAATTTAAAAAAGGTGGTAAAACTAATAAATTATCATTAGAAAATAGATTATTGATGACTTTATTATATTGACGAGAATATCAGACTTATTTTCATCTTGGTAAAAGTTTTGATATTAGTGAGGCTAATTGTTATCGTAATATTAAGTGAATTGAAGATATTTTAATTAAAAACTCTGATTTTCAACAACTTGCTGGTAAAAAAGCACTAATAAATGATTATTTTAATGATAAAACTATTATTATTGATGCTACCGAAACTCCAATCCAACGCCCAAAAAAAGACAAAAACAATCTTATTCTGGTAAAAAGAAAAAACACACGATCAAAACACAAGTAATTATCGAACAAGAAACCAAAAAAATTATTGCAACAAGTTTTTCGCTCGGAAAAAAACATGATTATGCTTTATTTAAAGAATCAAAAATCCCAATTTTAAAAAATACCAAATTAATAGTTGATAGTGGTTATCAAGGAATACAAAAAAATCACAATAATGTTCTAATACCTACAAAGAAAACAAAGAAAAACCCTTTAAACAAAGAACAAAAGCAATATAATAGACTAGTTTCAAAAATGAGAATTATTATTGAAAATATTTTTGCTATTCTTAAAAAATTTAAAATTATTACAGAAAAATATCGTAATCGAAGAAAAAGATTTGGTTTAAGATTTAATTTAATTGCCTCAATTTATAATTTACAATTATTATATTTAACATAAAATATTTATTTAAAATTAAATAATAAATTAATTTTTCGTTGTGGAAAAATATTAAATTTTTAAATAAAAAACATAATTAATTAAAATTATATTTTTCTATTAGTATCTTTTTTACAAATATTTGCAATTTTTTAACAAGTAATGCAAGAAGTCTATTGGAGGTAAAATGAAAAAGTTCATATTTTTCTTAAAAAATTATTGTTATATTAGTGGTTCAATGATTTTGTTTAGTTTAATTGATTTGTTATTTTGAATTATTTCGTTAAATTATACTGGCTTAGTATTTTGATTATTATTTACTTTACAATGTGTTTACTTTGTTTGATGACTATGAAAAAATATTTTTTATCAGTTAAATGCGTTTAGATTAGTTAATTTTGTTTGAGATAATCCTTTGTCAGTAATAATTGGTAAATTAGGAACTGGTAAGACGCTACTATTAACTTATTTGTCAGAAACAATGAAATTATTAACAGATAAAATTTATAGTAACTATCCATTAGAAGATGACAAAGTTAAGGTTTTAACGTTTAATAATTTAGACTTTACTGATCGAACAAAAGCAGTTCCACCTGATGATAGTTTAATTTTGTTTGATGAAAGTTTTTTGTACATTGATGGTACAAGCCCACATGATGAAAAAGTAACTCATCGTGGTAAAATTCCTTGAATTGTGTTGGCTAGGCATTTCGGACATCGTGCTTTATTTACAGCTCAACGGGAAGGCATGCTTTGAAACAATATTCGGCAATTAGCAAGTAGTATTATTATTCCAATTTCACTGAAAAAACCTACTGCTAAAAAAGGATTAAATTTTTTTAATCGTTTCTTTATTATGTAAATTGTTATTTTTCAAGATATTACTGATTATGAAATTTGAAAAACCGAGTCTGTCAAACGTACAGCGGAAGGTAAACGTGCAAAACATAGATCTGATGTTGGATTAGGAATTCGGTTTTTTAAGATTATTATTCCATTAGAAATTGCTCAAAAGTATGAAAGTAAATGATTATCATTTGCTCGTGATCTAAAAAATGATGATGTTCCTATTACTAAAGAATATTATTGAACTCAACTTAAAGATTTAACAATAAAAGAACGTTTAGATTTATTAGATATTGATATTTTGAAAAAGAATTTAAAACCTAAAAAAGAAAAAGGAAGTGATAAGAATGATTAATTTATTATCGGAAAATAATGGTAATTGAGACAAGATTTTTAGTTTTATTATTTTTGATGTGATTTGAAATACTAAGTTACCTATGACAAATACAACGATTGCTTATTTTATAATCTTTTTATGGTTATTAAATTATCAATTTATGCAATACATGGTACTTATACACAATATAATGAGTTAGGTTCAACTGTTCAAAATAGTACATCACAAATATATTCGACAACAGCTCGTGGAGTATCAGATACTAAGCAAGGTATGCAAAAACATATTAAAGAGCGTAAACAATTTAAAATTAATCGTAATAAACAACAATTATCAAGTTTAGCAAAACAATCAAAATCAAGAGAACAAGGATATAGGAGAGTGCATAAATAATGATTAGATTAGTTTTATTAGTTGCAGCAATAGCTATTTTTGGTACAGGTTTTATAACAGTTATTATAAATCAACTTACATCAGCAAAAAATATTATTATGGACCTATATAATTCAGATACCTGGTTACTTTCGTTGTTTGGTAAAATGGCAATATTATTTAGTCATCCGTTAATGCTTACAATTTCAAGTTTATATATTTTAGGTTTTATAGTTTCAAAAACGTTGTATAGTTAGGAGCGGTTAAATATGAAAAAGACAATATCTTTATTTTCAATATTTATTTTAGGTATTTTAAGTTTAGTGATTCCTTTCATCACTTTAACGGCATTTAAACCTTTAAATCAACAAACTTATAACATTGAACAACAAGCAACAGGAATAAATGAAACTGATTTTATTAATACAATAGACTTCTTGCGATACCCTTTTTTATTAAAAATATTATTATAAAATATAATTTATGAGGACATAAAAATATGAACAATAATAAATTTAATACTCTTAATGATAGAGAATGGTTAAGATTAACAGGAATAAAAAAATCCACTTTTAATAAAATGTTAGATATTTTAAAAGTTGCTGAAATAGAAAAATTTAAAAAAGGTGGTAAAACTAATAAATTATCATTAGAAAATAGATTATTGATGACTTTATTATATTGACGAGAATATCAGACTTATTTTCATCTTGGTAAAAGTTTTGATATTAGTGAGGCTAATTGTTATCGTAATATTAAGTGAATTGAAGATATTTTAATTAAAAACTCTGATTTTCAACAACTTGCTGGTAAAAAAGCACTAATAAATGATTATTTTAATGATAAAACTATTATTATTGATGCTACCGAAACTCCAATCCAACGCCCAAAAAAAGACAAAAACAATCTTATTCTGGTAAAAAGAAAAAACACACGATCAAAACACAAGTAATTATCGAACAAGAAACCAAAAAAATTATTGCAACAAGTTTTTCGCTCGGAAAAAAACATGATTATGCTTTATTTAAAGAATCAAAAATCCCAATTTTAAAAAATACCAAATTAATAGTTGATAGTGGTTATCAAGGAATACAAAAAAATCACAATAATGTTCTAATACCTACAAAGAAAACAAAGAAAAACCCTTTAAACAAAGAACAAAAGCAATATAATAGACTAGTTTCAAAAATGAGAATTATTATTGAAAATATTTTTACTATTCTTAAAAAATTTAAAATTATTACAGAAAAATATCGTAATCGAAGAAAAAGATTTGGTTTAAGATTTAATTTAATTGCCTCAATTTATAATTTACAATTATTATATTTAACATAAAATATTTATTTAAAATTAAATAATTTAAATAATAAATTAATTTTTCGTTGTGGAAAAATATTAAATTTTTAAATAAAAAACATAATTAATTAAAATTATATTTTTCTATTAGTATCTTTTTTACAAATATTTGCAATTTTTTAACAAGTAATGCAAGAAGTCTAATTATTTTTTTTATTTAAAAATTTAATATTTTTCCACAACGAAAAATTAATTTATTATTTAAATTATTTAATTTTAAATAAATATTTTATGTTAAATATAATAATTGTAAATTATAAATTGAGGCAATTAAATTAAATCTTAAACCAAATCTTTTTCTTCGATTACGATATTTTTCTGTAATAATTTTAAATTTTTTAAGAATAGTAAAAATATTTTCAATAATAATTCTCATTTTTGAAACTAGTCTATTATATTGCTTTTGTTCTTTGTTTAAAGGGTTTTTCTTTGTTTTCTTTGTAGGTATTAGAACATTATTGTGATTTTTTTGTATTCCTTGATAACCACTATCAACTATTAATTTGGTATTTTTTAAAATTGGGATTTTTGATTCTTTAAATAAAGCATAATCATGTTTTTTTCCGAGCGAAAAACTTGTTGCAATAATTTTTTTGGTTTCTTGTTCGATAATTACTTGTGTTTTGATCGTGTGTTTTTTCTTTTTACCAGAATAAGATTGTTTTTGTCTTTTTTTGGGCGTTGGATTGGAGTTTCGGTAGCATCAATAATAATAGTTTTATCATTAAAATAATCATTTATTAGTGCTTTTTTACCAGCAAGTTGTTGAAAATCAGAGTTTTTAATTAAAATATCTTCAATTCACTTAATATTACGATAACAATTAGCCTCACTAATATCAAAACTTTTACCAAGATGAAAATAAGTCTGATATTCTCGTCAATATAATAAAGTCATCAATAATCTATTTTCTAATGATAATTTATTAGTTTTACCACCTTTTTTAAATTTTTCTATTTCAGCAACTTTTAAAATATCTAACATTTTATTAAAAGTGGATTTTTTTATTCCTGTTAATCTTAACCATTCTCTATCATTAAGAGTATTAAATTTATTATTGTTCATATTTTTATGTCCTCATAAATTATATTTTATAATAATATTTTAATAAAAAAGGGTATCGCAAGAAGTCTATTAATTAAAATTATATTTTTCTATTAGTATCTTTTTTACAAATATTTGCAATTTTTTAACAAGTAATGCAAGAAGTCTAATATAATATTGATAAATTCTATGATGTTGATAAAAAACAATTTTTAAAAGAATTAACTAATTTTTCTTATTCTTTCGCTAAGTATTTTAATACTGTGGAAGTTATTAATAAATTAGAAAAAAGTGTTGATAATTTACAACAAGTTAATTTAAAGTTTCAAAATTGAAAATTAGTTGATGTTAGTTCTAAAGAAAAATTAAAAAATGAATTATCAAATTTTAATGATAAATGATATACAGTAATTTGAAAACCAAAAAATATTTATTTCATTGCTAAATTTAATTCGAAATGAGATGTTTTAACTCCTGGTGGTAATATATCTTTTCAAAATTATTATGTTAATTTTGAATATATTAAATCTCTTTATCATTATGATAATAGTACTAATGAACCTGAGTTACCTGAAATTGATAATAATGGTAATCCTATTTTTTGAACTGATAATAATTATCAAAATACTCGCTCTTTTTTATTAAAGTATATTAATGCTATTGTGCAAGAAAATATTAGAGTACAGCAAAGTGGTAACCCTGATTATGATGATCCGAATTTGGGCAGTCAAAGAATAATTTTTGATTTTGAAATTATCAATAATTTAGATAAGCCTGATACTGGTACAATTTTAACTAAAAAATCAATTTATCGAATGATTTTAACAATTGATAAAAAGAAAAATATTATTGCTGGTAGTTTAGAGCTTACACATCTTAAACAATATTGAAATGGTAGTAATTATAATAATTATCGATATACTGATGATTTAGGGTTTTTATTTTCTTTTATGAAAGAAAAAGAAGATGTTTTTAATTTTAGTGCTGAAACTTATAATTATTACCCGGGTAATAGTACTAATACTGGTAAAAGTATATTTGAACAGATGAAAGGTCAAATTGAGATTAATAAATTTTTAAAAGCTTTTTTTGCGTATGCTTTAGTCCCGGTGTTTCAAAATCGTAGTAATTTTATTGAAAGTGGATATATTGACAATTTACATTATGATACTGTTTTAATTAATTTTTTTGGTTTAAAATTGGTTAATTTTAGAGATGTTTTAATTGATGAAAGTAATACTAATAAAAGTCAGTTTGAAAAGTTATTAAATAGTATGTTTACGGTTTCTCAAAATTTTTATAAAGATTATTTACGCACCATTTTTGATTTAGAAAATAATACTTATGTGCAAGGATATCATAAAAAATATGGTTTATTAGCTAACAATGGTTTTAAAATTTATCCCCGTTACTTTTATTTTTCTGATAAATATAATCAGTTAGATATTAAGTTATACTCAGCATTTAAAAATCGGTTTTATAATACAAAAATACAAATTATGGTAATGTGTTTAATTATGATTTTTCAGTTGTAAATAATTATAATATTAATCAAAATGAGGGTTATGTTTTTGAAGATGCTTTAAAAGATAAATATGGTTTAAAATACAAAAAAATTGAAGAACAAAAAATCGGTTATAATGTTTTTGAATTACAAGCCTAAAAAGAAAATGATTTGTATCGTTATTATGATTTTAATTTTGGAATTTATAATTGACAAGAAATAAATAACGGTGGATTATTTCCTGATGGACAATGATGACAAGCACAATATAAAATTTGTAATTGATATAATTTAGCATGTCATATACGAAATGCGGAAATTTGAGTTGTTAATAATATTCCTGGTGTAAAACAAGTCAATGAATTAGCAAGTGGTGTTGGTAAAATATTTCAAACAATATATAGTTTTTTTAGTCAAACATTTGAAGTATGAAAATTTAGTCCAGCATTGTACAACACAATAACAAATATATTCCTATTAATTATTTTTATGAAATTTGTTCGATTAATTTAAAAAAGGACTGGTTAGTCCTTTTATTCTTTTCAATCTGTAATTTTACCATTATTATCAATTTCAGGTAACTCAGGTTCATTAGTACTATTATTATAATGATAAAGAGATTTAATATATTCAAAATTAACATAATAATTTTGAAAAGATATATTACCACCAGGAGTTAAAACATCTCATTTCGAATTAAATTTAGCAATGAAATAAATATTTTTTGGTTTTCAAATTACTGTATATCATTTATCATTAAAATTTGATAATTCATTTTTTAATTTTTCTTTAAAACTAACATCAACTAATTTTCAATTTTGAAACTTTAAATTAACTTGTTGTAAAATCAATCAAGGGTCATGATTTTGGTTATGATATTTCAGCACTAAAATCTGAAGGAGCAAAAGTATTTGCTGACTATATTAATTATGTTGATCACTTGCAATCATGCAATTTAGATAATGAGGTTTTTCAATTAATTTGAAGTAAATATCTTATAGAATATAGTGATGAGAATCCTTATCAACAAATGGATAGTATTTTAGAAGAAGAAATTTATACTCAATTGAAAAAACATTTAAATGGAGAAAGATTTGAAATTATTCCGCAAGTAAAACAATCTGGTTTTCGGATTGATTTAGGAATTAAAGATAAAACAACAGGTAATTTTGTGTTAGCAATTGAGTGTGATGGTCATAAATATCATTCTAAGCCAATGGACCGAGCTCGAGATATTTGGCGACAATCAATTTTAGAAAGTAATGGTTGAAAATTTGAACGAATTTCATTGTTGCAGTGATGAAAAGGAAACCAAAATAAAGTGATTGAACGAGTTTTAAAGAAAATAGAAACTTTAAGTTGGAGTTTAAAGGAATAATTATTTTTTATTTTTTAAAGAAATAACCTATTAATTAAAAAATAGATATAATATTATATATTATTTCCTTTTTTTATGCTATAATGTATATAGTAAAGTATGGGTAGAAGATAGGGTAAATGAGGTGTAGTAATGAATAATGGCTTTTATATCTTACCAAATGAAGAAGGATATTTAGTGAAGTCACATGATACCAATAGTGAAATAGCGTTATTTAGAAGTCGCCGTGATGCTGAAGTGTTTATTAGTACACTAACGTTGTCACCATTAATTTCACCTGCAAATAATTATTCAGCAGTATCAGCAATCCCACAATATTCGACACCACCACAACAACAAGTTATTACTCCGTATCCTGCGGCTAGTGGTGCTTCGCCACAAGTCTTTTTTATTCAACAACCAGCGCCAGCGCCATATCCGTATTATCCAATGATGCCGCCAATGCCACCAATGGGAATGAACACAGGAATGTATCACGGCATATATCCTAACCATTGATCGCAAAATGGCTGTGGTGGTGGATGCACTTGTGGCCATGGGGGTTATTATGAACATTCAGAAGAAGATTACCATCGAAAAGATTCTACAGAAAAAAAGTATCAGGGCAGTAAAAGGGATGATGATTTAAGAAAGAATGCTGATGAAGATAATGATCGCCAACAAAGCGGTCGTGTTTTTAATGCTGAAAATGTGGCTGTTTCAAATGTTACTGATATTAAATCAGAACCTCTACAAACAGCCCAAGTTGAACCAATAGCACCTGTTACTGTACAAGAACAATATAATAGTACACAACCAATTGGTACAAATGAATTGCCTTTAGAACAACAAGGAGCAGAGAGTGACCCATTAGGATCACAAGGATTTGGACAACAAGGAACATCTGGTGAGCAACAACAAAATCAAGCGGGAGCAGGAATGCCAGATTACTACGAACAAGCTTTTGTTGCAAACCCAGTTTATGTTAACCAAGATGTATCACAACCGCAAGCGACAACGAAACCAACTGATTTAAATGATGATGATTTCTTTAGTTTTATTAATGATAATGATTTTAATCATAATTCAGAAATGTCAAAGAAAGAAACAAAACGTTTAGCAAAAGAAGAATTAAAAGCGGCAAAATTGCAAGCAAAGTTAGAAAAACAAAGTCGTAAAAAATCAAATCGTGAAAATGTTAACGATATTGAAGACTTAAATCCGATTGTAAAATAA